GGTTTTTCGGCTGTTCCTCGTGTGCGCGCGTGTGTGCGTGCGCGTATAAACACACTATATATATAGATATTTATATATATAGAGAATATAGGAATAGAATATAATAGGGGGTGTGGGGGAAAGAAAAGGAAAGGGAGTGAAATTGCCTCACTCCCCTTTTTTTGCTTAAGCAAAATCAATGTTCTCTGTCAAACATTTTGCCGTATCCAGTCAGGAGCCAGCGTGCCGAAACGCCAAATTCACGAACCATAGGCTGGAGCCAGGAGACCTGAAACCAGCCACGGTTTGGATCCTTTCTCTGTGCTATCAGATTTCTCCTGTCAATATCATAGAGCCGACAATACGTGTTCACGCCACGTATGGCTCCTGTCTCTATCAGAGAATCCAGCCCTTGATAGAAACGTTCCATAATCTGTTTGCTCACCTCTGTAGTCATTATAACGAAATTTCCACTGTGAACCGATATTCTGTAGTGCTGCCACCAGAGATAACTGGAACCACGAAACCGATCTGCTTGTTTCCATATTTCTTAATATCTTTCTTTCGGTAAAGCTCCAGGTTGTATTCCACGTTGCTGGGATCCGTTACATTTTTCCAGATCATAGTCCCAGGGGCAATAGAGCTGCTTCCCTTTGGCTGATCTTTCAGGAGCATAACGGTATCGTCAAAGATTATTGAACTGCTGGTGTTTCCCTTAATAATCAGAAATTTATCCCAGTCCACAGTTATTGTTTTCTGGGTTTTGTTCCAGACGTTCACACAGACAAAATAGTTCATTGCGTTAAACTCGAACTTGACTTTCACTGTGTCGTTTTCCCACGTAAGATCCTCAGCCGTTGTCTCTGGCTCGATCAGGCGTAATGTACAGCCAGCGTTCTTTACCTGTCCCCAGACCTGAGCAGCGACCAGGAGACACACTATTGCAGCCACTACCCTTTTCATAACATCTGGAATTTAAGGTTCCTTACGTCAGTGCTGAGCTGTTGTAGCTCCATATCCGATTCACCCATCACGTGGGCTTTCGTGATTTCCTTTGCCAGCAGCACCTGTGTTGCTTCGACTGCCTCTGTTCTGAGGCTTCCCTGTAGAGCCTGCTTATAAAGCTCCAGGACGATTCTGTAGAACTGTTCCATATAATTTATCCTTTTGTTGCTTTTCGTGCCAAAATGAGCCTATTCTGTGCGAAATAGCCCTATTTCTGTTCGATTATTGAGATTAAACGGTCTATTTGCTCCTGGCTCTTGCTGATCTGCTTGCTTTGTTCCAGGATAACCTCTATCAGCTTATCGGAGCTGTCCTTTGTGACCTTGACTGTCTTGCCGTTGATATTGTCTCCGTTCTGGTTAGTCTGCACAACCTGAGAAATCATTTCACCCTCTCCTGTTTGCAGCCACTCGGTATTAAGCCCTGGAACCAAGCGTTTGATTTTGTGTATAAAGTCTTTGGGTTCTTTTACCTTTTCGTTTATAATCTGGGAAAAGGAAGATTCGTTGGAATACCCCAACAGGGCAGCGAATGCCTTTTGACTGGGAGCAATGCCAGAACTGACTATATGTCTCATCAAAATTTTATAACGGTCTATTTTGTTCATACTCTGTAATTTACGCAAGTTAACACTAAATACGATATAAAGACTTGATATTTTCTTTATAATTTCTTTGGTGATTAAAAATAAAGTCTTTATATTTGCAATAAGTTTCACCGTTGAGTGCAACAAAGTTAATAAAAAATGTGTTTATCAAACTTATGCAAGGCGTAAAAAAGAACAGATTTAGAGAGATCTACGACAGCCTACCTGCCAGGCAGGAGGTGGCTCCCAAGACTGACTGGGTGAATGAGATTGCGAAGATTACCAAGTCTCACCCCACAACAGTACGTGCCTGGATATATGGAGCACAGAAACCTGATGCTCTTAAGACCAGCATAATTTCTAAGCACCTCGGTATCCCTGAGGATGAACTATTCAACTAATCATTAACAGTGCAACGCAATGAAAAAGGTTATCAATTTTCTCAAAAGATTCAACTGGCAAGAAGCCAAAAGTGTAGAGCTGGAGACGTTTGTTAATCTGATAACAACAATCTTCTGCTATTCTATTGCTCTGGCAAGCGTGATCGCTCTGTTCTTTGGAGCGTGGTGGCAGCTTGTCCTCGGAGTTCCTATATATGCCCTCGGTGCCGTGTGTTTGAATGACACGCAATGGGGGAATGAGAGTGCCCTGAATTACCTATACAGAGTATTTGCGAAATAAGGCTATGGCTGTAGTTCTGGAACTGTACGAACTAAAGAACCTCTGTATGGAAATGGCAGAGCTGGGAGTGGCGAACTATGTGAAGAACACTGCTCCTGGAAAGGATATGCTTTCCCAGAGACAGGCTTATGACTGTTTCGGTGAGGCGAGAGTAAAAGGGTGGCTGAGTAAGGGACTGGTGACGGCTCAGAGAGCTGGTGCCAGCAGGAACAGCAAG